TCGCCGTAATTCATAGCCGTCCGTACCTTTTATGTTTTCTTCGGTTTCGCTGTCTTTGCAGCCTTGCGAAACGCAGCATTTGTCGGCGCATTTTTGCTGCCAGGTGTGCGCATCCTCTCGTTAGAACCTGCCTTGATGCGGTTTCTTTTTGCGTGGATGTTTGCATATAGTCCCGGTTTTCCCATGTTAGATTTCCTTATCCGTTGCGAGAAATGCGTCTAGATTTTCAGCCTTCAGGCGCCGGACGATTTCTTTGCCGTTTACGTTTGGGTCTAGGATGTTGAAGCCTTCCTTCAACCACTTCTCAACGATTACAGTTGGGATAGACGCAACCTTCATAAACTCCCCTTCTCTACGGGTCGTACTTTGGTTGCGCTGGTCTTTCAGGTCGTCTAGCAAGTGCTGCGGTATGTCTTGGCTTTTCTTGATGAATAAGCCATCTGCGTTTTCGCCAAATTCTGTGGTTACACCCACTAGCGTGGGTTGTGATTTGGTATCCATTGGTTCTCCTTAAAAATGAAAAAGGATGTGAGGGGCAACGTGGAAAGGAGAGCAAAAGCCACGCTGTCACTCCCCTCACTCCTAATTTTTTGGATAACGCCTATGTAAGGGCGTTAATCATGCCTGATGCCTTAGGATTCATGTGCATCAAACCGTATTCCCCGACCACAAAATGCTTCTCAGAGTCACCCGTCTTGGCGAGCAATGTCCGAGAGAACGGACGCAGTACTGCTGAACGCCACATTGTTGGGTCAAGCAGAAATGCGTGTGTTGTCATCTGGTGACGGTTAAGAACGACTTTGTACTCACCGTATGGTGATACGTACAAATCAATTACATTGGTCAGTGTCTTCTGGGCATCGTTAAAGTTACGATAGCGACCAGACGCACCTGTGAAGCCAGCAACAATCTGGGCATCCGCAGGTTTAATCATGAAGACTGAAGCGTCTCCACCTTCGTTAAAGACTTTCTGACCTACACTTAGAAGCATTGCTTCTGTGAGTGCAGCTGTACCGCCAGCCTCTGTTGTCGCAGCATCGATCAGCTGGTCAGCTGAATCCATTTCACGTGCGACAGGAGTAGCAGCGTTGTTACCAGCCACCTGTGCATTTGAGGCGCCGACATAAGCAAATTCTAGGTCGCGCTTAATTTCTTTTAGCGCACGGCCTAGAGCGTATGCCGTTTCTTTGGCCCTACCGTATGTCGACACGGAGTCACTGGTTTGAGAAATTTGGAACGCTTTGGTCAGAATTTGTGTCGTTCCAGAAATCATTGTGGTTGGCGTTAATGTCGCCATTGTTGGGTCTGCACCTTCCACCTGTGCGTTTGCATTATCTTCGCTCTGGGTCGTTAATCCAGAACCGTCTTTCGACTGCTCACAGTTGTTGTCCTGTGAGATGAGACCATATTATCACCCGTTGAGGGTGCTATGCGCTTCCACGCCACTTGGCGTGTACGAGTAAAACTCTGGTCGTTGAACCTTTCTCATAAATGAGACTTGGCTGCTGATTGCCCATGCAGGGTTTCCAGCAGTTCACATAGTTTGCATCTGCTTATTACTAAACAGTGGCCCAAAACTTTAGGCTGCGGCGGCAAGTGAGTCAGTTTGGTATTGGTAAATGCGATTATGGACCTTTTGGGTCTTAATCATTGAGACCATTGGTGTGTCTGTCATTATCTTCAGTTGATATCGCAAGCATCAACTCGCCTTTTGGCTGCTCATGGTTGTTGTCCCATGAGATGGGATCATATCTTCACCCTCTTATGAGGGGCTGTGCGCTTCGGTTACGCTTGTAACCTACTCTCTTGCGAGATGACCTCTGAACCTTCCTTATTGCTAAGGCTTGGCTGCTGATTGCCCGTGCAGGGTTTCCAGCAGTTCACACAGTTACAACTAGTCATTACTGGCTAGCGGCCCAAGATTTTAGGCGTAATGTCAGTGATGATGTCACTTACATCTTCCTTCAAGCCTACCTGGTCGTAGGACGTGAATGTACTCAAGGTATTGTTTTCCTTCTACTTTTCGTTGGGATTATGCTTCCCAGCGCGTCAGTAGTGCGTTCGCAATGTCATCAAGGTCGTTACCACTTTCACGAAGTTTGGCTTTCGCCTGGGCGATCTTCTGACTTTTCCTTTGTCTGTCATCAGTCGGCGCCTTGCTATTACGCAAAACCTTCTTTGTGGTAGCGGCTTTCTTTTTGACGGTAGCCACTTTTTTCCCGGCATCGAAAAGACGTGCCTTGTTCAAGATTTGAATGACTTTAGGGTCAACGTAATTGTTAACCTCTTCTTCAGGCAAACCTTGAGAGATGGCGTATGACCGAATGTCATTATACAGCTGGTTGCTCCAGTCAGGCATTTCCTGCTCTAAGATTTTGACGCAATCTTTAGCTGCGTCCTGCAACTGTTTCTGCTGCTCTTGTTTGACATTTTCGTAGAAAGCATCGGCCTCTTCGGTCAAGAATTTGAGGTCGTTGTAAGCTGCCTCAGCTTCTTTCCTTAGGGCCGCAAAATCTTCGGTTTCCATAGCCTTTGCAGCAACGAGCATGTCCACCTCAGAGTAAGGTTTCCAACGCTCTTGAGCCTGCTCCAGCATTTTCTGGAAAGCGACATGATTTTTGCCGATGGCATCGTCCAGCACTTTACGCTGTTCAGCCACTTGTTGAGACTTTTGGGTGATGGCAGACTCTTGACCAGCCAATCGTTTAAGAGAAGCAACAGATACAAGCTGTGTTTCACCTTTGACTGTAACTTCGACCATAGCATCGTCAGGCGCTGTTTGAGTTTCCTCATCATCAGCCTCATCTTGGTCATCAGTCTCTTCATCTTCTGGTTCAGCATCTTCATCTTCTTGGTCTGTTTCTTCCTCATCGGAATTGTCTGTTTCGTCTTCATCTGGCTCTTCGATGTCTGTCGTCTCTTCTATTTCAGCGACATCTTGAGTTTCCTCTGTCTCAGGGTTATCGGATGGCTGTTGTTCAGCGTCCTGTTGTTCCCAACGCGAGAGGATTGCATCTGCGGCTTCATCAACTGACATAGCCACTGGTGCGTCTACTGAGGTGTTTTCTTGTTGGACGTTATCCATTGGTAATGGTCCTATTCTTCCTCTTGAATGTTGTTATCGTTTGCAGCGATCTTGGCTTGGATTTCATCACGTACACTGACACGCTGTTGTAGTGTCGACACGATATCCACCAAGGCTCGGTAATGATTGTAAGAGCGTTCCCTGCCCTCGCTGTCCTCTGGTTTTGAGTTAGCGAAGGCTTGGAAACTGGCATCTACAAGTTGGTTTACCGTGGCGTTAAAGGCGTCAGTCTTCAGTAAGACATCAGCCTCATCGCCAAGTCGGCAAAGTTGCTCTTCTTTTTCTTGTTGCATGTGTTCTCCTTATCCTGTGGGACTTGCTATCCCACGGACGTCAGTGGTTTCTTTTCTAAGAATTTCCAGTTCGCCACGATCAATCATGACCTTGTGTTTGAACTGATCTTCCTTCAAATCCTGATTATCAGATTGCAGCGCATGTGCTGCTTCGGCTTTCGCACGATCCAATTCGGTCTTTGCTTGGCCTTGCATCATGTCTAGCTGCAGACGTTGTTCTGCGATTGCAGTCTGGCGTTCTTGAAGTTCAAGTTGCTTCTGCTGCATCTGCATCTGCATTTCTTGCATTGGGTCAGGCTGTTTTGGTGGCAGCTTGTCTGGTGATGTCAGGTAATCATCAACATTTGGAATACCTGCCTGCTCCAGTACGGCCTTCATCATGCGGTACTTGCTTTCTAGCGAGTACAACGGTGCTACTGATGGGTCTTGGCTAAACAGCTGGTGCATCGAAAGTAGCTTTTCAGCTTCTTTCTCTTGCTCACCGTATCCAAGGCGTAACTCAACGGTTACATCCCGGCGTTCATCCCACTTAGCAGGATCAATCGTGACGTATGAACCAGCTAATTCGACAACCTTCTCTTGGTTCTCGTTTTCAACGCACAATCTGTACGCCTCAAAGAACAGTGGTTTGACAAATTGATTAGCGAAATTCCTGGCTATGATTTTCTGCCGCTGCTGGGACATAGTCGCCAATTGTTCGACCATGGCAGCTGAATTTTGCTTGCTGATTGCGTCTTTGTTTAAACCCTGGCTGAGTTTTGAAACGCCGCTGTTGTTTTCTAGATCATCATCAAGCAGCTGCAGTGTCTGAAACACGAAGGGGTTAAGTGATGCTTGAGGCATCGGCGTAACGCCATCGGGACGTGTCACATTGACTAGGCCGCCAACGCGATTATCAATCACTTCACGTGGATTGGTTAATGCGCCTTTGGTGACCAGATATCTTGGATTGTTGGATATAACTGTGTGATCCAAAATCGATCTGGTTAAGACTGTCTTTGCGTTCTGTGTGGCTATCAGCTTTTCAGCAAAGTTACTGCCATAGAATGTGTGCGGAATTGGCAACGGGCAGAACGTAATGAACGGACGGCGCTGTACTTCCTCTTTTTCCAGCAGCACGTTTCCTGCTTTGACCACGCGCTGTAGCTTGGCGGTGCCAGTGCCATCGCAATCCAGCATGATGTAGCTTTCGTACACCAAGACAGTGCGCATCTGGTCTTGATATCCTGTGGCATTAAAACCACGGTCAGCGCCAATGTCTTCGGTTCTGGCTAGTACCTCTGGATCGGTTTCTAATTCTATAGACTCGTGATCACCAATCTTATCGACTAGTTCATCACCATACATTTCCCGTAACTCGGAAATAGTCATTGGCACCCGGTGTGCGCAAAACTTGACTGTCTCCAGGCTTTTGGCTTGTGGCTCAATCAAGAATTGTTCGGGTGGAACGCTCTCAATACAAAC